GTCCCTGGACTGTTGCTGATCACACCCATTTATGGCAAAAGCCTTGAGCTCAACAATGACAAAACAAAAGAAATAAAACAGATGTTGAGCACACATGGTGCTGCCATTGACATACTGTTCAACCCTGCTGAACTGCGAGCAGCACAGATCACTGACTTGGCCAAGCTGTGTGTGGACTACATCAACAAACGCATCAACCCTCAGTATGCAGGCTACACTGGCGATTTTTCTAACTTGGTAGGTGGCTTTGGGCAGTATTTGCAACAGACAGTGACACCCAAAAAGTTTGCTAACATTGTGGAATACCTCAAAAACCCCAGTACCAACCAACAAGCTTTGGCAGCGGCATTTACAATTTTTATCATGTTGCACAATCTCAAGTTGGACATTTTGAGCAGCTTGGATCTCAAGGACCCAGGACACGAAGGATGGGTCATGGCTACCCCAGCAGGCTACGGCAAAGCTGTGAATCGCTTTGATTTCACCGCTAGAAATCGTGCTCAAAATAACCCCCAACAGGCATAATTTTTACCAAAAGGCTAAATAAAAGCAGGTCCACCGAGACCACTAACTTTAAAGGAAATTTATCATGGCTTATATTACCCCCGTAAACGGTGATGCACAACCAGTATTTGCACTAGACGTACAAAACGGTCCTATCGCTGCTTCTACCAGCACCACTGGCGCTACTGCTACAGTTCAACCAGCTGGTCCCAAGCTTGACTTCGTTCGCTTTGTTGCTAACAACAGCATGGCTACTCAGTCTGGCGTTCAAGAATACGTTGCTAACGTTATTCAAGCTCTGCAACAAACTTGCACAGTGGCTATGTACCAAGTTGACACAACTGCTTTGTCAATTGCATACTACCCAACTGGCGCATTTGCTAACGCTGCTACAGCTTTGGCAGCTGCCAACATTACCTTCACTGGTTATCAGTTGGACAGCGCAACAGCTAACGGCTTCAAGTTGTCTGCTTAATTTTAGACTTGTTCTAAACAACCCTGGATGTAAAAAATCCAGGGTTTTTCTTTGTCGTTAAATATCACACGATGAAAGTAATGTGTGAAACCCTGTTTGATTGTTCAGCCACTGGTGTAACTGGTAATTTCAGGGTGTCACAAATTCCCTTTAATGATCGGCACGGACAGTTGATTCAAAATCAAAATGACTGGAATCGCAGTAGAAATCAACAGCGAAATTTAGAAACCCTGTTGCAGGTAATTGGGTTGCGCACACAACCTGAAGAACTGTCGGCTCCACAGTGTGTAGATGGTCGCTGGCAGTTTACTTTTGAAGTTGCCAATGAAGATGCGTTTCATGTTGACGGGCACAGTGATCCGCATGCAGCCTTGTATAGAGACTGTGCAGGCGTGCCCATGGTAACTAATTTAAACGAACAAACTGATATTTTGCCCATGTTGTGCACACAAGGAGCTGATCAAAATATTTGGTTCCGTGCCATAAATAATTGATCATGCCAGATACTACAGACATCGAAAAGAAAAGCCTTGAAGCACACGTTGAGTTATGTGCTGAGCGATACAAAGCACTGGAACTGCAAATCAGCACAGTGCAAAAAGACATTGACGATGTAAAAATAGTGGTCAAAGAAGTGCATGAAATTGTGCATGACATGGCTGAAAAACGCAATAATCAACTGATTTCCTGGGGCCTGGGAATCATAACATTTTTAGCTGGCATAGTTGGCTGGCTGGTCACACACTACGTACTGAAATGACCCGAGAACAAAAACTAGAACGCTGGGCTGAAAAGCAAATAATAGAATCAATCCACAATCTCATAGTTGATGACGAACATGGAGGTTGGGTGGTGTTTGGTTGTTACCACTTGACCCAAGCTGACCATAGCTATGCAGTGTACAAATACACCAGCTTGGCTGGAACTTTCCACAGCAAACGCAGTGCTATCAGTTGGTGCGTGGCTGACAAAAATCATCAACTCAACTTGGCTTTTAACATCAAAAAACTGGATGCGCAAAAGAACTTGGTGGCAGCAGACATTGAATGCAGACGCAGTGTTGCCAGTCGCAGTCGCAATCCCCTGTTTCGCGAAACTGTTAGAACCAAGATTGAACCCAAGATCATATACTACAAGAGTATTTCGGCTGAACTTGAAAAATGTATAAATTCGGCTAAATATTTACAACTTAGAGGATTCTCAAATGAAATTGCAAGAACTGGCCGCGCCTAACCCTACCAAACAAATATCTCGTGTTTTCGAGAGCTATTTTGGCAAGCGTATAACTGTGGAATCGCTTAACCGCAAACAAACATCAGCAATGCTGGTCAAGGTACAGCAACTGATCCGTGAACATCAAGGCACCAGTGCACGCCATTACAGTGAGCGCAATCCTACCTATCTCAAACTAATGATGATGGAACAGGCTTTGTCCACTCGCCTGGCAGAGATGATGCCTCAGTCACCGGCATTGGCTGCTCCAGGACAGCCAGGTGCAGTTCCTCCCAAACCAGGACAACCAGCAGCCGGTACCGCCAAGCCAGTTGACCCCAAGCTCAAAATGGCCCAAGACAAGCTCAAAAAAGGCCAAACACTTAGTTCTGACGAACAACAGTTGGTCAACGCTAATGCAGCCGCTGTGGCTGAAAATCGTTTGCGCCGCGCATACCGCATGTTGAGAGAAAGCGAAGTGCAACAAGCTCAAGTGGTGTTGGCTGCTCAAGACATGGTTGACAAAATGCAAGGCATGTTAGAAGATGTGTCTGAACTGCAATTCAAAGAACTGCCTGCCTTGGTTGACTCTATCAAGAACCAAGTAGGTATTGATCAAGCCACACAATTCAATACCGATGCATCGGCCGCACTGTCAGGATTGATGCAAAATCTACAAGGCACCAAACAACAATTAGACGCCGCACTTGGCGTGGTGACTGGTCAAACACCTCCACCTGATGCTGGCATGGCCAGTATGGGTGCTGCTCCTGCTGCTCCAGTGCCACCTGAAGGTGCTGACGTAGAAGCTGGTGCAGAAGCTGGTGCAGAAGCTGGTGCCGAAGCTGGTGCAGAAGCAGGTGCTGACGAACTAGATGCAGCCGCTGCCCAGGCTGGCTCTCTAGGCCGATCACGTAGATAATGTTAATACGCGAAGTTGCTGATAATACCGCAGGTACTCCCAGCCCTGACAAATTATTGGGTCTGGTAGATTTTCTATCTGGCCGCGCAGAAGATGAATCGGCCCGCAAAGAAATCAGTCAAGATGCGTTTTTAAATTTGGCCCAGAGCCTGGGCATCACAGTTACCAAACAAATGTTGCCTGGACTAACCAATCAACCACCACTGAGCAATGTGCTAGAACCGCTGGCACCTGACACAGATGATCCTATTGTTTATAAAGGTGGAGACCCAATTGACAAGGCTATGCCTGTAAACAAAGCTCAGGACATTGTGGCTTCAGCTGCCAAATCGGCAGCAAAACGGGACCGCGGCGTCTGATTGAGTCAACTAAAGGTTGACCAAAAACGTTAAATGTAGTATACTACTGACTTAAAGGAGTTTGCTATGAAACGACTTATCGCTACCCTGCTTATTTTGACCAGTTCTGTTGCTTTTGCGCAACACCGCAATCCTTATGGATATGCTACTGGTTCTCCCCAACAACATCATCACCATCACCATCACGGTAATGACTGGCGCTGGGTAGCACCTGCTATAATTGGTGGTGCAGTGGTGTATGCAATGACGCGACCGCCTGTAGTTGTGCAACAACCGCCTGTGGTGGTTATGCCACAGCCCGACATTGTGTACATTGACGGCATTGCATATCGCAAACAAATGGTGTTGATCAACGGGTACTATCAAGAAGTGCTGGTAAGGATCTAACATGGCTTACTCAGAAAAAGTGGTTGATCACTATGAAAATCCCAGGAACGTCGGCTCTTTTGATAAGAGTGATACTGATATTGGTACTGGTATGGTTGGTGCGCCTGCCTGCGGCGACGTCATGAAACTTCAAATCAAGGTGCAAGATGGTATCATCACGGACGCAAGATTCAAAACATACGGATGCGGCAGTGCGATTGCCTCCAGTTCTCTTGTTACCGAGTGGGTTAAAGGCCGGACGCTTGACCAAGCGGCAGCTCTTAAAAATTCAGAGATTGCTACGGAACTCTCGTTGCCACCAGTCAAAATCCATTGTTCAATCCTTGCTGAAGACGCCATCAAAGCCGCTGTAGAGGACTATCGCAAACGGCATGATCTCAATCACTGACACTGCCAGAAACAAAATACAAAAATTATTGCAATCCAAAGGCTATGCTGGCATACGTCTTGGAGTAA